CTCCGTGAGATCGGCGAGATCCTGGGGGTCACCGAGTCGAGGGTCTGCCAGATCAGACGGAAGTCACAACGACGGATGGAGGAGTGGCTGCGATGAGCTTCGTCCTCTCCCGCCCTCCTCAGACCGATGAGGAACTCTACTGGACCGTCTACGCGCTGTGGGGTGTGAAGATCCCTCGAGAGCAGGTCTGCCCCAACCACTCGACTCCCTTCGACGCCTTCGCCGAGGCCTACTTCGCCAGAGCCCCTGTAAGCATCTGGAAGGCCTCCCGAGGGATGGGTGGCAAGAGCCGCACGCTCGCGTACCTCACGCTCACCGAGGGGGTTCTCCTGGGCGCTGAGGTCAACATCCTCGGTGGCTCGGGTGCGCAGTCCATCAACATCCATGAGGCGATGCGTGACGGCTGGGACTCGCCCCTGGCTCCCCGACAGATGCTCATCAACGACTCGATGTACGAGACGAGGCTGACCAATGGTGCCAAGGTGCGGGCTCTCCTGGCTTCACAACGCTCGGTCCGTGGTCCTCATCCTCAGCGTCTACGTCTGGATGAGATCGACGAGATGGACATCGCGATCCTGGACTCGGCACTAGGGCAGCCGATGCCTCACAAGGACAAGCCGATCGACACCTCGGTCGTCGCGTCCTCGACCCACCAGTACCCCGACAAGACGATGTCGGAGATGCTGAAGCGTGCAGCGTCGGATGGCTACCCGGTCCACGAGTGGTGCTTTCGCGAGACCTCGAACCCGGTCGACGGGTGGCTCAAGCAGAGCTACATCGACCGTCAGCGCAAGGTCATCCCGAAGCGGATGTGGGAGGTGGAGTACGACCTCCAGGAGCCCTCCTTCGGCTCTCGAGCCTTCGACACCGAGTACGTCGAGAAGATGTTCGGCGGGTACGGAGAAGAGCCGGACCATCCAGGCCGGAAGATCTACAAGCACCACAACCTAAACAAGGGCGAGCGCTACGAGTTCGAGCCGCCGGATCCGCAGCACGGCGAGTACATCACGGGAGCCGACTGGGCCAAGGAGAAGGACTGGACGGTCATCGCGACCTTCCGTGTGGATGTGAAGCCCTGGCGGCTGGTGGCGTACTCGAGGACCAACCGCAAGCCCTATCCCTTCATGATCAAGCTCTTCAACGACCGGATGCAGCGTTACCCAGGTCACGGGATCCACGATGGAACAGGCATCGGCAACGTCGTCAATGACTACCTGGACACCCGTGCGACCTCGTTCATCATGTCCGGTCGAGCTCGAGATGACATGCTCAGNGAGTGGGTCTCNGCGGTGGAGAGCAAGAAGGTCGTCGCGCCGAAGATCGAGAGCGCGTATACAGAGCACAAGTACTGCTCGCTCGAGGACCTCTACGGGCGAGGCAAGGACACTCACCTCCCTGACACGGTCTGTGCGTTCGCGTTGGCTTGGCACAAGCGGAACCGGAGGACCAGAGGTGTTCGACCGGTCATCGACGTGACGCACGAAGGAGGCTCACCGTGGAAGGCGACGGGCTGAACGTGTTCCAGAGCACGCCTCCGAAGCACCTCGGGAGGCAGTGGTACCCGGACGATCGGGACCAGAACTACAAGATCGACCCGACCCCGTTATCCATCAACCCCGATCGCGGGTGGTGGCACTGGTCACAGACCGGCTGGTGGGGTAACCAGGGGTATGAGCCCTGGTGCGTGGCGTACTCCACCCTGCACTACATCGCTGACGGGCCTTTGAAATGGGCGAACAACAACCCTGCGATGGATCCGAGAACGCTGTACTGCGAGTCACAGAAGCTGGACCCGTGGTTCGGCGACTGCGACAACTGGGGCTACGACGGGACGACGATCCGTTCTGCCGCCAAGGTGCTGAAGCGCGAGGGCATCATCCGTGAGTACCGCTGGGCGTTCACTTTCGAGGATGTCATCATCACCCTGGCATCCCAGGGGCCGCTGGTGCTCGGGACGAGCTGGTACAGCGGGATGAGCTGGCCGCACAGCATCGGCGATCACCGTGGCAAGTCTTACGTCGAGCCTGAAGGTAGGTACGAGGGTGGGCACGCCTACGTGCTGAACGGTGTCGACTTCGGTCGCGACATGGTGCGCTTGAAGAACTCCTGGGGCCAGGACTGGGGTGATGACGGTCATGCGTGGCTGAGCTTCGACGGTCTTAGGAAGCTGATGTCCGAGGAGTGGGCTGAGGCTTGCCAGCTACGTTGACCGATGTAGATAGCGCGTCACGAGGTCGTAGATGACACAATGCTGCGAGCCCGGAGGAGCCTAAAGTGCCTGAAGTCGAGCGCAAGAAGTACTTCGAGATCGGCTCAACCGGGCTCCGTCGTTGGGGCGGGGATGTCGACGAGGAGTTCCTCCCACAGCTACGCGGACGCCAGGCGGTCAAGGTCTTCCGCGAGATGCGGGACAACGACCCGGTGGTCGGAGCTGTGGTCTTCACCGTTGACATGTTGCTGCGGCAGATCACCTGGGGAACCGAAGCTGCGTCCCAGAACTACGACGACCTGAGAGCTGAGCAGTTCCTCGAGGACTGTATGCACGACATGAGCCACACCTGGGAGGACCTGATCTCCGAGGTCCTGTCCATGATGGTGTACGGCTGGTCGTGGCACGAGGTGGTCTACAAGCGCCGCATCGGGGACGTGCGGAACCCGAAGATGCGCTCGCAGCACAGCGACGGGCTCATCGGCTGGCGGAAGATGCCCATCCGCTCTCAGGAGACCCTGCACGAGTGGGTGTTCGACGACGATGGTGGTGTCCAGGCGATGAAGCAGTACGCGCCGCCGGACTTCCAGTCGATCGAGATCCCGATCAAGAAGAGCCTGCTCTTCCGCACTAGCACCCACAAGAACAACCCTGAGGGCCGGAGCATCCTGAGGAACGCCTACCGCCCCTGGTACTTCAAGAAGCGCCATGAGGAGACCGAGGGCATCGGTATCGAGCGGGACCTCGCAGGGCTCCCGGTGGCCTGGGTGCCTGCGGAGATGATGCATCCCAAGGCGAGCGAGGACGACAAGTACACCGTCAACATGTTCAAGAAGATGGTCCGCAACGTCCGTCGCGACGAGCAGGAGGGCCTGGTCCTTCCTCTGGACTACGACGACAATGGCAACAAGCTCTACGAGTTCGAGCTTCTCAACTCCGGCGGCTCGAGGACGCTGAACATCGACCAGGCCATCACTCGCTACGAGCAGCGCATCGCGATGACGGTGTTGGCGGACTTCATCCTCCTGGGGCACGAGAACACCGGCTCCTACGCGCTCAGCGTCAACAAGACCGGCATCTTCCGCACCGCGCTGAACTCCTGGGCGCAGATGATCGCGGAGACCATCAACCGGCACGAGATCCCGAGGCTCTTCGACCTGAACGGCTGGAAGATCAAGGACTACCCGAAGATCACACCCGGTGAGGTGGACCCACCGGACATCGGCGAGCTGGGTCAGTTCATCACCCAGATGGCGGGTGCAGGGATGACGCTGTTCCCCGACCCTGAGCTCGAGGACTTCATCCGCACTGCCGCCAAGTTGCCGGAGAAGAGCGACGAGGCGGAGTTCCTCCAGCAGCAGGAGGAGTTCTTCGATCAGCAGGACGCCATGATGGGCAAGGATCCCTTCGACGATGACGGGCACGACGATGACGTCGGTGGCAGAGGCGAGGACCACCACGATGACCACGGGAGCTTCTGATGGAGACCGACACGCTGTACGACAACGCTCTCGAGGACAAGTACGCCGCTGAGCTGATCAGTTGGGCAATCGACGAGGGGGACTGGGACGCCCTCGAGATCGCACTGATGGATCTCGTGCTCTTCGACCTCTACATCAACCGTGAAGCCTTCGATGAGATGATCGAGAAGGCGAACAAGAAGGTCACGAAGCAGTACTACCGCGCGGTCGCCAAGACGGTGCTCGGGATGCAGCAGCAGGGCCGTCACCTCGATCGTGACCTCGTGAAGAAGTACATCGATGCCTTCAAGCAGGACGTGTCGAAGTCCCGGTCCATCTGGATCGAGGAGTATGAGCGGCGTGATGGGACCATCGTGCCTCGTCACAAGCGGAACCTCCCCGAGGGCGCGGGTAGAGAGGCCAGGGCGGAGCTCGAGGACATCGGCAAGGAGATCCAGGCCGCGACCGAGTACGACCTGAAGAAGATCCAGCGGGACGACGAGAAGAGCCCGGACGACAAGCAGAAGAGCCAGCAGCGCATCCAGACGATGCACGCGACGATGCAGCAGGCGATCAAGGACTTCAAGGCAGCCGAGCAGAAGCAGGTCGCGCAGGAGCAGGAGAGCCTGAGACAGCAGGCTCGTCAGGCTGCGTCGATACGTGAGCTCCCTCAGTCGCCATCCACCGAGCAGGCGAGCGGTTCCAGCCTGAAGGACCGCTTCGTCCAACAGCGTCAAGCGCTCGAAGAGGAGCTTCTGTCCCGTGAAGGCTGGAAGGTCAACACCCAAGGGGAGATGTACCAGGACCCCAACGAGTCGAAGCCCTTCACCGCCGATGTACTGCATCCTGACTCGACGTCGCGAGCTGTCCTCAGGGAGATCGCCGACAACGACGGCTTCGGTTCTCGTGTCGCGGCGGTGTCGAACTACTTCCTCGACACGGCGACCAACACCACGGCCACGTTGCGCTTCGCTGCTCGAGCCATCAAGGACTACGGCCCGATGGCTGGGATGGCGATGGCGAACGCCTACCACCGCTACGGCGGCTACGACGTGCCGATGCGGGAGGAGGATGGGTTCGTCGTCACCGAGTTCGGTGATGTGCTTCCCCCGTACCCGGAAGGACCGGCAGAGACCCGCAACTCGGTGCTGAGCATGTTGCGGTCGAGGCTTCCCACCCAGCGGACCTACGAGGCAGGTGCTGAGCCGCCGTCCGAAGGCTTCATCATCGACGGCAACGGCAACGTCCTCGCGCACGCGGTCGGGCGTGGGAGCGACCACTTCCTTCCCTTCAACACCCGTCACCTGAAGCAGATGCGGAAGGAAGACCGGGTCGAGTTCGTTCGGTCCCGAATGGTCGGAGGCCCGACGATCGAAGACCTCCGCGCTGCGATGATGATGGGTGCGGACAGGCTCACCGTGGTCTCCAATAGCGGGACCTACACGTTGGACTTCACCAAGCGGTCCCACGGGATCAAGCTCGAGCACTTCGAGGTGCTGAACCGCTACCAGGAGATCCTCGACGAGTACACCGCCAAGGGCGGGAACAAGAAGGGCGAGAAGAAGGTCGGTCTCCTGGACCACCAGGGCTACGTCCGCGCGCTCGAGTCGATCTCCGACGAGTTCCCGCTCCACATCAACTTCGATCGCACGATCGGAGCGTTGCCTGGCTCTTGGCAGGACTACCACGACTACGTTCAGCCGACCCATCGTCTCATGGATCAGCTACGGGACCTGTTCGGCATCGCTCCTGGCGGGGTCGTCGATTC